GATGAAAAAGAAGAAGGAAGAGAAGAAGGAAAAGAAGAAGGAAAAGAAGAAGGAAGAGCAGAAGGAAAGAATAAGAAGGAAAAAAAAAATACAATGGAATCATTGTTAAAAGAAGCAAAAAGTATGGAAGATACTCAAGATGTAAATGGTGAAAATGAAGGAGAAGTGGAGGGTGATGAAATTCTAGAACGAATTGGTGGTAATGAATATCAAGAACGAATTAAAAATACTTTAAAACAACTTAAAGAAAAATCCAATGAATTTTTAACACCAGAAGCGTTAGAAACATATAGTCCAAAATATTTGGCTATACTTGAAAATATTAAAGATCCAGAATATGCTGGGCTTCATTTATTATATAGTCAATTTAGAAGTCTAGAAGGTGTTGGTATTTTCAGTTTAGTATTAGAAAAAAATGGATTTACACGTTTTAAAATACGAAAAAATAATTTAGATATTTGGGAAATGGATATTCGAGAAGAAGATTTGGGAAAACCAACGTATGCCTTATACACAGGAACAGAGACAGCAGAAGAAAAAGAAATAATACGTAATATTTATAATAGTTCATGGGAATATGTTCCTACTAATATTTCTAACGAATTGAAAAAAATCGCGAATAATAATAATATGGGAGAAATTATCAAGTTGCTCATGATTACTTCTTCTGGTTCTGAAGGAATTAATTTAAGAAACACACGTTATGTACACGTAATGGAACCTTACTGGCATCCAGTACGTATGGAACAAGTTATTGGTAGAGCTAGACGTATTTGTAGTCATAAAGATTTACCTAAAGAATTTCAAACAGTAGAAGTTTTTGTTTACTTGATGGTTTTCTCTCCTGAACAATTAAATTCAGACGATGCTATTGAATTGAAAAGAAAAGATTTGAGTAAAAGAGAACCAAAAGTACCAGTTACAAGTGATCAACTTCTTTTTGAAATATCTTCTATAAAAGAAAATGTAAGTAATCAGTTAACTAAAATAATTAAAGAAACAGCATTTGATTGTAGTTTATATCCTCATGGAAATGAAAATATTGTTTGTTTGAATTTTGCGGATCCTAAAAACACGAGCTTTTCTTATGTTCCAGACTATGCTAAAGAACAAAGTGATGTCACAGTAAAAACAAATAAAAAAAAAATAGAATGGGTTGGTAAATCAATTACTATTCATGGAATTGAATATGTTTATAGAAGAATGACTCCAAAGATATTAAATATTTATGATATCAATAGTTATAAACAAGCACTAGAAAACTCTGATATAAATCCAATTTTAATCGGAACACTAGAGGTAAATAACAAGGGTGAACAAGTTTTTAAATTGATAAGTTAGTCACTTATTTACAAGGTTACAAGGTTACAAGTTTACAAAGTTACAAAATTATTTAATAAAGTAAAGAAATAATAAATTCTAAATTGTTACGATCATCTTCTGTCATACAATAATATCTATTACAAACATCATAATAACTTAATTTCAAATAATAATTATTATTATCCATAATAGAATTACTATTTTTATTTCTAATAAAGAAGTTTACAAAATCTTCTTTTAATTTTTTATAAAATTTATTGAATACAATGAATCGAAGAGAAGTATTTCTAACTCTATTATTTATAATGTCAAGTTTATTTACATTTATATTTATCGACTCTACAAAAGTGGATAAATAAATGTAATTTATGAATAGTAACATTGAAATAATATTCATATTTAATATATATATTATTTATTAAACAACTTTTTGTATTGTAATTTATTATTTTATTTACTAATGAATTCAATTTTTTATAAATATTTTTACATATAATTTTTACATATAATTTTATTATATTATTCGTTTTAGAATATAATTAATAATATACTTTAATTATAATAATTAAATTATGAAAATAGTGAAACATATTACCTTTCATTATTGTCAAGAAGTTGGAGAGAGAATACCTTTCATGTTGAGAATTTTTGATGCTGTAAATACTTATCCTTATCCTACGGATATTTTTATTCATACGAATTCAGAATTAACAAATGATTTATTTGTTACAAACAATTTAATGAATAAAAATAAAAATGGATCATTAAAAATTATTGTCCATGATTTAACTGGACAAAATCCTTGGTATTTACCTTGGAAATGTAGATCACTATTAAAAGAACAAAAAGATGATTATGATATTTTTATGTATACTGAAAACGATGTATTAATACAAAAATATTGTTTAGATTATTGGCTTGAATATAAAGATTTAGTAATTGAAAATAAATATAATTTAGGTTTTTTTAGAATTGAAGTAGATGATAAAGGAGATGAATATACTAGTGATAGTTCTACTTCACCAGATGGGTCTATAACATGTTATTTAACAAAAAAAGTAATTCTGGATGATAAAAAATTTATTTTGAATGATGATAATCCGCATTGTGCATTTTGGATTTATGATAAAAAAGAATTCAATCATTTTGTTAATAGTGACTTGTATGATATCAATAATATAAAAGGAAACTATGGTGTTTGTGAAAGAAGTGCTCTTGGTCTTCATGGTTTATTTACTGATTGGTATAAAGGAACTATTATTCCTTTAGTAGGTAAAAACAAGTTACATCCAGGTTCAAGAATATATCACATGTCTAATAATTATGTTCATCGAGCTGGAGGATGGAAGTTACATTTATTTAGTGATGTGGTTCATTTGGATGAAGAAGAAGATATTAATATTTTAGAAGAGTTAGATTAAATTATATTTAATTATTTTTATTTTTAACTTAAAGAAATATTTTTCGATTTTAAATATGTCAATACATTATTCATTGTTTCATCTAATTCTTTCATTTTTGAATGAATTGTTTTCATTTCATCTTTTATAATTTTTACTTCTTCTTCTAATACATTTGAATTTATATTACTTTCTGTTAATGCTACTACTTTTTTAATTGGAGTTGGATTTACTTTTTTTAATTTTGAAAAAATATTATTTTCTTCATTACTTTTTTCATTTACAATCATTGTTATATTATCATCTTTCCAGCTTATATGTTTTTTTTCATCATTTTTTGAATTAATATTTAATTCGTTATCATTATTACTATTACTATTACTATTACTATCCAAATTAATGATATCTTTTTTTTCTATTCCATAACTTAAAATATCATTTTCAATTTTTATGTATTTAATTGGATTATTCAAAGGTACATTTGAGTTATTAATTATTTTTTCTTTTTTAACAGATGTCTCTTGTGATTTTAACCAATTTTTATTTCCATTTTCACTTGAATTCATATTTAATGTTGTATTTTTAAATGTTTCTTCTTCTAAAAAACGTTGTTGTTTCATTTTTTCTACAAGTTTTTCAGTTTCACTTAATGGTTGATCTATATTATCTGAAAAATTGGGTGTTGGTGGAATATTTATTTTTATGAATTCAGAAAAATCTTTTTGTTTTTCTGATAACTGTTTTTCAAAAATACTTTGTCTCTCTTTTTGTATTTCTTCAAATGTAACTAGTTTAGCTTGAACTTGTGGCGTTTGAACTTGTGGCGTTTGTTTTGATTTTATACTTATCTTGGAATCTTCATATTTTTGTGATGAAAAATAATTATTTATATAATTAATAATATAAATAATACATTTTTTATTCATTTCTTTCAAATTAGACAAGTTTCTTTTTTCAACTTCGTAAAATTCAGGCATTATTTGTTGAATAAATAAATTGACTTGTTCCATTATTTTTTGATTATTATTAACTAATTCATATTCTTTTACTACTTCCCAAATAACTTCGAAATTTTTTTTAGTGAGAAAATCATTTATAGACATAGACATTATTATAATAATATTTGTAAAAACATTTAAATACTTTTTTACAAATAAACATGATTATTTCCATTTTTATAAAGATTCATTAAAATATATTTTTCTAAAATTCTGCATATATTCGTCTTTTAAAATATGTGTTTTTAAATAATGCTGTGTAATTTTATCTTCCAACATATGAACTATGAAAAAAATAGAATAAATACCGCATTCCGTATCTCCATACTGATGTTCTACAGGATGATTTTGATCAAAATGAAAATTTATTTTTGGATTTAAGTTATTACCTTGTTCTATAATTTTATTTACAAATTTCATTAATTGTTGTGGAATAGCATCCCCTGAACTATCAAAAAATAAAATTTGTTTCTTTTTAATATTAATAAATAAAGATACCCAATGAGAACCTCCTTTGTAATGAGGATCCAAGTTAAAAATAATGCCAATTTTTGTTTTTCCTTTTTTAACTTGATCTGCCAAATTAAAGTGACATAATTCATCCCATACACATTCACCATATAATTTTTTAGTATCATAATCAATAGGAGATGGACCTAAAAATTCAAAACATTTGTATGCTTTTTCATACTGTTTCATTACTTTTATTATGTCCATGCTTGATAACCATTCATTTGGATTACTTTTCCATTCTTTTGGTGACTCAGGAGAAAAAGATTCTTTTAAATCATCTACTTTTCCTGCAGTAAAATTTTGTTTTAACCAACATGATTCTTTATTACATACATTTTTCATATAATTATTTAATTGATTCCAAATTTCTTTTGGTTCATTTGTTTTAATTAACTGGTCAGTGTGACGAGCATTCCATAAATTTCTTAATTTATAAAGTGATTCGTCTGTATAACAAGAAAAAATATTCATTTTATTTTTTTCTTTTGGACTACATCTTAAAGAATTAATTTTTATTTTTTTATGATTATTAGCTTTAACTTTATTCATTTTTACAAGTTTTTTATAATTATTTTTTTTCGTTTTATTTAGTTTATTTTTTTTGTGTTTCAGAGTTTGTAACTTTATCATAATTATTATTGATATTTTTCTTTTTACAAATACCTTTATTTTTCAAATAAGGTTCTTGTAAGTTTATTTCTTTTTGTATAGGAAGAACTTCTTCTTCTTTTTTAAATTTATTACGTTTTACAAATTTATCTAGAGGATATTTAATTTGAATAGAACGCATCATTAAATTATCATTTAATGAGGATGAATTATGAGTATTCTCTACATTAATTTTCTCATTATTAAATAAGTTATCTAATTCTTTTTCCTTTTCACTTTCTTCTAAATCACCATAATCTTCTTGAATAATATCTGTTTTATCTAATGTTTTAAAGTACTCGACACATGTTTTCACATAAATTTCAAAAGCATTTTTTACATCAGGTAAAATGTCTTCTTTTTCATTAAATAAAAGAAAATCTTTTGTCAAGTTCAATATTCTTTTTCTGTAAAATTTCTTGTCTTTTTTACTTGCGTTTTTCATTTTAACTTTATCTAAATGATTTTTATAAATACCTTTGTTTATTAAATAATCTATGGTTACTTGATTTATAAAATTATCATTATTATTAAACTCGTTATTATTAAACTCGTTATTATTCATTATTTACAGTCTATTATCTAATATAATAAAGAATATTTTATATATAAATTTTATTCTTATATAAAATAATTATTTTATCATTTATTGTTTTTATCATAATTTTTATCTTATGTTGACTTTTGAATAGAATTTTGCAAGTCTCTTAGTTGAACTCTAGTAGAATTATAAAATAATTCATTACCTATTTTTTCTTCATTTGGATTAAAATCACAAAATTTAGATTGTTCAAAAAGAAGTTCATGTGTTTGATTAATATTATGTTTTGGTTTAAAAGACCATTTATACAAGTCACTATTAGAACTTGGTACATATTCAGATTGACTACATTTCTGTAAAGCAAAAATTTGATTTCGAAGAATAGACTCGTTATTTACATTAAAACCTGACCATGGTGATTCTGTGTTTCCTGGATTAAATACATTATGAATATTATAACTAGGTAATTGGTTTAATTTAACACTATTTTCTTTTCTGGGATCAACAATAGGCATTATAGAATATTTTGTCATTACAGGTCTAACATCCAAGTAAGGTTGAAGAGGTTGAGATGGAATATTACGATCATAAATTCTGTTATTAGTTTCGTTTGTAATAGTAGAACAAGTTAAATATCCATTATTGTTATTGGTACAAGACATTATTAATATATATTATTATTATTTTATCTGGTTTTACTAAAAGTTTGGCAAAAAGTGAAATAATTACTTTAACTGCAAATAATAATTAAATAAAAAACATAAAGATTTATTATGATTATACAATAATATTAATATAAATGTGTGGAATTTTTGCTCTATTAAATAATGAAAATCAATTCAAAGAAAATTTTATAAAAGAACAGTTTCAAAAAGGAAAAAATAGAGGTCCAGAGCATTCTATATTAGTTAATAATGTCAAGTCTGTTTTTGGGTTTCATCGTCTTGCTATTAATGGATTAAATTCTATTTCTAATCAACCAATTGTCATTCATGATGTTTCCTTAATTTGTAATGGAGAGATCTATAACTATAAAGAGTTGTATTCATTAATGAAAATGGAAGGAAAAACACAGTCTGATTGTGAAGTAATTATACATCTTTATCTAAAATATGGAATTGAACAAACATTGACCATGATTCATGGAGTATTTTCTTTTATATTACTAGATAATCGTATTTGTGAAAATGATTTAACATCTAAAATTTATGTAGCAAGAGATCCTTTTGGTGTTAGACCCTTGTATCTTTTTCAAAGAATAAAAGATACTCGTAATAACTATCATTATGACTATAGCATTATAGGTTTTGCTTCTGAAATGAAAGTTTTATCTTCTTTTTATGATACGTTAAATATAGATAATGAATATTCTCTTAAAGCTTTTACTCCAGGTACCTATAGTCATTATACTTTATCTAATAAAGTAATTTCTTATTGGGAACCTGTTGTAGAAAATAAATGTTATTTTGTTCCAAATTCACCAAATTTATTTTATAATCCTGATTATGAATTTAATGTAAGTGAAATTATGTATAATATTGAAAAATTACTAACAGAATCGGTTTATAAGAGATGTTTAACAACTGAAAGACCAATTGCCTGTTTATTATCAGGCGGTTTAGATAGTAGTTTAATTGCTTCTATTGTAAGTAATTTTTACAAAGAAAATTATGGAATGAATAAATTAGAAACATATAGTATCGGTCTTGTTGGTTCAGAAGATTTAAAATACGCAAGAATAGTTGCTGATTACATTGGTTCCAAACATACGGAAATAATTGTTACTGAAAAAGAAATGTTTGAAGCTATTCCAGAAGTTATTTATGCTATCGAGAGTTATGATACAACAACGGTAAGAGCAAGCATTGGAAACTATTTAATTGGAAAATATATTTCACTATTTAGTGAAGCAAAAGTTATTTTCAATGGTGATGGTTCTGATGAAGTTTGTGGTGGATATTTATATATGAATAGTTGTCCAGATTCTATTGAGTTTGACAAAGAAACTAGACGTTTATTAAAAGATATTCATTTATATGATGTTTTACGTTCAGACAAATGTATTTCATCTCATGGATTAGAACCAAGAACTCCTTTTTTAGATAAGAAATTTGTAAATTATTATTTGTCTATTGCTCCTATTATAAGAAGTAATGAATATTTTAAAAAAAAAAATATTTCATCACTTTGTGAAAAGTATTTATTGAGAGAAAGTTTTTCCGGAAAAAATAGTTATTCTTATTTTGAAAAACAAATATTACCTGATGAAATTTTATGGAGAAAAAAAGAAGCATTTAGTGATGGTGTAAGTAATAATAATCGCTCGTTGTATCAAATTTTACAAGAATTCATTTTTAAAGATCTATCAAATAATAATAATAATAATAATAATGATTTTTTCAAACAAAAAAATAGTCACTTGTTTACTTTTGGTGTTAATTTAGAAACTGAAAAATATTATTATAAAAGTATTTTTGAAAAGTTTTATCCAAATTTAACCAATATTATACCCTATTACTGGATGCCAAAATATGTAGACTCTAATGATCCAAGCGCAAGAACATTAAGTATTTATAAAAATAATGATAAAAATAGTAGTGATAAATTATATTTATAAAAACCATATAATGATATTATTTGAATTATATTATAAATATTTTTAGAAATAATTTATTTATGAAGTATAATTATTTATTTTATCTTTTCTATTTTTTTTTTCAAATTCAAACCTTTTTTTCCAGGTATAACAGTAAAGTTATTTTTATACGAAAATTTTTATCTAGACAACAACTATCTCTTATTGATAATATTTTAATGAACACCAAAACATCTTTGGAGATGAAAAATAAAGTTTGGAATGTATTATATATTTATTATGATCAGTTTGCATTTACAAAAGCTTATCAATTTAAAAATTTTCATAAATATAAGTGTCAACATATTTCAACATTAGAATTGTATAGTTATGCTTCGATAGGTCTTTATAATTCTATAAAAAAATATAATCCGAAATATAAATATAGTTTTGTGAAATACGCAAACTATTTTATACAAGGTGAATTATTAAAAGCAATGACTAATTTACATCCAATTACTTCTATATCCAAAGTAAATAGAAGAAAAGGTTATAGAGAAAGACAAGTAGAAATAGAAGTAAATACAAAGAAATCTAGACTTCAATTATTAGGTAAAAATGATTGGATATTGGATAAAATAAATAAAGATAAAATAAAAGAAAATGAACCATATTGTTTAGCATTGGAAACTTTTTATTATGAAAATTTATGGGAAAAAATAAATAATTTATCTTCTTTTCAGAAAAGAATATTTTATTATAAATATAATTTTTTTTTTGAAAAAATTAGATCGAATAAAGAAATTTCAAAAATAATGTCTTGTTCTGAAGAATGGGTTCGAGTAAATATTAAAAATGGATTAATAGAAGTGAATTTATTAAATGATGTAAAAAATAAAGT